TACGTGGACAGATGGGCTGGACTATTGAAAACAACTTTTTTATGAAAACAACAGCAACAAGAGGAAAAAATTATTGTTCCGCCTTTACTGTCGCTGAGTTGGGGGAGAAATTAGCAAAAGCATTTTATCAACTTCCTGGCACAATGATAATGAATCCACAGGGCAAATTCAAAAAGCTATGGACAACCATAACAGGGTTTGACAACGAGGCAGAAAATAGAGCCAAAATGCTTATTTATTTAAAGAAGCAGGAGGGGAAATGAACTGGTATATTAAAATTGCAATACTATCCGTGGCGGTAGGTATTCTAAGAAGCGCCTTCGGCTTTGAAATGACAGCATTGGCCATATTGATGATAATTTTATTAGACGGAGGGAAGTGGGGGGAGAAATAAACATAGAATTTATTTAAAGGAGGTGATATACTCGGTTACACATGGAACCTAAGACCAAATATGTAAACCTAAGAGTCCTCAGCGACCTCCAAATTAGAATCATGGAATTTGTTGATGTTTGGGTTCGGACTGAAAAAACCCCTGTCCCCAGAAAAGAAATAGTCGAAACAATGAAAATCTCCCAGCGTACAGCTCAAAACTCCTTAGTAGATTTACTCAGACGTGGCTATTTACGAAAAGCCATAATGAAGCCGGAAGTGCCACTAAATAAAACATTTTATGTCCAATTAAGGAGAATTTAATGGAATCAATAATACTAATCCAAGAAATAATCTGGATTCATAAATTGATCTGTGCTGGATTACTAGGAGTGCTAATTCTTAGTATCCTTCTTATTCTTCTTTTTCTTAGCCTCGACTCCTAGCTTGCTGATACGTTTGTAATATTCATTGCCACGTTTAGCAGTAGCCAGACCACCTAGTTTGCCCAATTCTTGAGCTGCTTTATTTTTCATAATAATAACCTCTAACTAAACACAGAGGAGCATTTAGTTAGAGGCCTCTGTTATTGGAGCCGTGATAAAACGTGAGCTTGCACATTTTTAGGCAAGTCATCAAAGCTGATCTCTTTTCCTAAATGTGGCCCCTCATAACAATCACCCCATTGACTAAATCCTAGTGGGTCTGTTGGGTTATCACTCAAGCAAAGACAATCACAGCTTTTACCGAAATGATAAGGTTCAGTTAAAACTGTGAACCTATCAAAGGTTTTCCCTCCGTTGTCATATACTTTGTGTATCTGCATTTCTCTCACCTCCTTTATTTGTTACCTTAATAACTAAATGAGGCGGGCAAGGATTTGCACCTTGCATGGGTACTCTACTAGTAAATTCTCCTCGGCGTTTACACGGCCCTGAGTTTGCACCCCAGAGGACATCTCCTAAGCTAATCAAAGACTAGCGAGCGACTTACCTAGCGTCTACCTATTCCGCCACCGCCTCATTTAATTGTTAAAGTTTAATAACTAAATATAAGACTGGAAGGCTGTTATTATTTGTTAGACAAGATTGTGCTTTTTTAACACTTGTTGTAAGTTCTTTTCAAAGGTTTCGCTGTCCTCCCTGATACTCTTATCCCTGTTAATCCAGTTCAGGTGTTTGCCAGTGGTTGTTGACCAGTCATTTTCTCTTATATGAAAACCATCTTCAAATGTCCTAAAAGCCATAATTGTTTTATAAGAGAACCAGAGATCAAGATTACCGATTGTAACTACTAGTGAATTTAATCCGTAATTACTGCTTGAGTAATCACCATATGATGTTATAGTAGGTAAATTCATTAAAACCCCTTTCTTGCCTTGCAGTCCTATATTCAATTATTAAAGAGCTAAAATCATATTACCAAGCGGTTGGTTAGCTGTCAAGTACCAATTTCCTCAAGTTGATTAAATGTGGTATGATAGAAAACAGGAAAAATACAGGTTTTAAAAATGAGTAATGTAGCAACACAATTTAAACCAGGAGAATCAGGAAATTTGAAGGGTAGACCTAAAAGGGATTGGACTTGGAGCGGTGAATTGCAAAAAGCAGTTGAAAAAGCAGAGAAAAGTGGAAAGACCCTAAAAGAAATAGTTGCAAATAGCCTGATACATCAAGCAAAAAGGGGAAATATCCAAGCGCAAAAAGAATTAATGAACCGAATGGACGGAATGCCTCAAGCAAGTGTTGACCTAACAACAAAAGGCAAAGAACTCCCTACCCCTATATACTCAGGGCGTAGCAAAAATGAGGGATAAAAATGGAAGATTTGCAAAAGGCGGTGAAAGCTTCTTCAAGGGTAAAAAGCATTCAGGAAAAGCAAAAGAAAAACTTAGACTAGCCAATATTGGCAAAAAGGCTTCTGTAAAAACTCGTAATAAAATGAGCAAAACTCGTAAGGGGAGAAAATTCAGCCTTGAACATAGAAGAAACAAGAGTGAAGCTCAGAGGGGTGATAAGAATCCCAACTGGCAAGGTGGCTTAGGTAATGAAAATCGGGAAATTAGAAGATCGTTTGAATATAAACTTTGGAGGATAGCAGTCTTTGAAAGAGACGATTATACTTGTATTTGGTGTGGGCAAGGGGGTAAGTTAAATGCAGACCATATTAAACCATTTGCCTTGTTTCCAGAACTCCGCTTTGCCATAGATAACGGAAGAACACTTTGTAAAAAATGTCACGAAACCACTGATACCTATGGAAGCAAAACAAAGTCAAAAGTTTAGTATTGAAGACACAACAGCCACAAAACGAATCTTTGCATTAAAAAAAAGAATCAGGGCCATCTCCGGCGGTACTTCAGCAAGCAAAACCATTTCAATTCTTATCTGGCTTATTGATTATTGCCAAACAAACCACGGCCGGGAGAAGCTGGCAACAGTAGTCTCGGAATCTTATCCCCATCTTGAAAAAGGGGCTATGACCGACTTTGAGCATATAATGAAAGACCGCAATTATTGGGATGATAAGCTTTGGAATAAGTCAAAACACACCTATACCTTCGAGACAAAAAATAAGCTCGAATTCTTTTCAGTCGATACATACGGCAAAGCCCACGGCCCCCGGAGAGACGTCCTTTTTGTAAATGAAGCGAATAACCTTGCTTATAACATAGTCGACCAATTAATAACGAGAACGAGGGAAACCATCTGGCTCGATTGGAACCCAACAAGCGAATTCTGGTTTTATACCGATATGCAAGGCCTAAGGGACGATATCGACTTTATAACATTAACTTATAAAGACAACGAAGCCCTAGACAAAGCGACCATAAAGGAAATCGAATCACATAAGCATATTAGGGGCTGGTGGCAAGTATACGGCCTAGGCCAGCTAGGCGATTTGGAAGGCAAGATATACAAAGGATGGAAGCTTATAGATGACATCCCGGAGGAAGCCCGGCTCGAAAAGTACGGCCTGGACTTTGGGTATAGCAATGACCCATCAGCAGGAGGCGCAGTCTACAAGTGGAATGACGCCATTGTCTTAGACGAAATCCTTCACCAGAAAGGACTTAGCAACCAGCAAATAGCCGAAGTGTTTCAAAGCAATGATAGGGCCATAGTAGTAGCCGACAGCGCCGAACCTAAAAGCATAGACGAAATCCGAAGCCATGGGATTCCCATCATCCCCAGCCAAAAGGGCAAGGACTCAGTCAACCACGGCATTCAATACGTCCAAGACCAAAAAATCTTTGTAACAAAACGCAGTATTAACCTTTGGAAGGAATATAGGAACTACTTATGGATGACCGACAAAGATGGTACTATAATAAACACGCCTTCACCAATCTGGAATCATCATATGGATTGGATAAGGTATGCCCTAAACAGCGCCGGGCAGATAAAGTGGACACCAGCCGAATCAGGCGGAGTTTTACCATACTTTGAAGGAATGCCGGGATAAAAGGAACATATGAAAAAAATCGCCCCCTTAGTAATCAAAGACATGAAAGAAAGAGTAAAGATGGGAAAAAAGAAATACGGAGTTTTCCTAACTACCCACAATGGACGAAGCGCCCTACAGGATGCCTACGAGGAAGCACTAGACCTAGCAATGTACCTAAAACAAAAGATTGAAGAAGATAAAGTTGCCTTTAGGTAGTAAAATGATTTAAAGTAAACTATGGAAAACGTAGAAGACCAAGAACTTAGAATGCTCAGGCTCAACAAAGAGTCAGGCTACTTATACCGGGAACGCCGACAACCCGACTGGCTTGAAAACTACACTCTATATAGAGACAAGGTTGTAATAAACCGCCTCACCCAAAGACAATCTGTAAACATTCCCTTAATGAAGCAAGGCGTCAGAACTCTTTTAAAAGATGTTGACGACATGCCAGTTTTATATTTTGAAAACCTAGACAACAAAAAAGACTCCGAAGTTTTCCAAAACGAATATTGGAACGTCACAGTCGAACAAAACAATCTCCCAGAACAGGACATCGTAGACAAAAAGCAAGTCTTCCTTTTCGGACGAAGTTTCGTCCAAATGCAGATAATCAACGGAAAAGTCGTCTTCACAGTCCAAGACCCCCAGGACATCGTAGTCGACCGATTCACCGACCCCACCAATTTAGATTCTGCAAGATTCCTAATCCATAATCACATTTTCGTCCCATTAAGCCAAATTGAATCCAATCCCGACTACGACCAAACCGAAGTCGCCAAGCTCAAAGAATACCTCCAAAACAAAGAAGGAATCATCAAAGTCGAAACCAACGAAAAAATGATGATTGAAAAGAACAAAAAAATGGAAGCCATGGGCCTAACAGACGTAGAAGACCCCGTCCTCGGCGAAACCTATGTCGAATTATCTCTCCACTTTATGAAACGCCCCGAAGGCCTCGAAGGCGAAGAACAGTTCTTTCTATATATAGAGGCCGAACACCAGGCCAAATTAATGAAAAAACCCCTCGATGAAGTAATCGGCAAAACAAAAGACAACTATTGGAGAGACCACCTCCCTTACAATTCCTGGGCCGATGACCTCGAAAGACAGGACTTTTGGAGCGACAGCGTTGGCGACATCATCCGTGGAGCAAACAAAGTCGTCAATGCCTGGTATTCCCAATTAGTAGAAAACAGAACCCTCAGAAACTTCAACATGAATTTCTATGACGGAACCCAGGATTCTGAATTTGCCCCCCAAACCTTCATTCCTAAACCCTGGGGCTGGTATAAACTGCCCGGCGACCCCAATAAAATAATGAAGAACGTCCCTGTCGCCGACCTTTCCGAATCACTAGACGAAATTGAATTCGTAATCAAGGTAGCCGAAAAAGCCACAGGCGCCACATCAACCCAGCAAGGAGAGATCTCCGAACGGCAAATCACCCTCGGCGAAGTAAAACTGGCCCTCGGAGAAGCCAAAGAACGAATCAAAGGAATGAGCAAGTTTTATACCCCTGCCTGGCATGAAAGGGGATTCAAATTCCTCAAATTAATAGAAGCAGCCCCGGAAAAACTAGATGCCGTCAAAATATTCAAAAAGGGCAGGAACACAGACACTATATTTAAGAGAGAGATCGAACCAACAGACTGGATGACCGAGGAGGGCTATCAAGTCAAAGTCTGGAGCCAGGATGAAAAGGACGCCAAAGACAGCGAAGAATTACAATTACTAAATGCCGTAGTCGTAAATATGCCCGGAAACCCCAAATTGATAGAAATCTATCAAAGAAAACTCCTAGAATTTGCCAAACTAACGCCCGGTGAGACCAATGAAGTCATGGAGGCTGAGAAAACCAAACCTCCAGTCCCGATACTGCCTCCTAACGGCCAAACAAACGGACAGTCCAACCAGCCTGCCCTACAACCACTTGCCCAACCTGCCCAATAGTGTTATGATGGTAACAAAATAATTCCTATGAGCATCATAGACGACCTTTTAGAACGAGTCGGAGTAAACTACGAAGACCTTAATCTGGCCGAACAAGAAACCCTAAACACCTGGCTTGACGCAATTCAGAAAAGCAAAGTAAATACTGAAAAAATCAGAGAACACATCGCCTTAATGAAGTCGGCCGTAGAGCAAGACCTTTCCAAAGAACCCACTTTTAAAAGAATCTTTATTTTCAAAGTAGAGAATCCCCAACTTATAAGGTTACAAGCCCGACTAAGAAATTACTTGCTATTAGAGGCTTTTCTTAGCACACCCGAAAAAGCCCAACAGCAATTAGAGCAGGCCGTTGAAGGTTTAGCGAAAAAGACTTGACAAACAATATTAATATTACTAAAATAACATAAATGGAAAAACTAGACGAAAGAACCCAGCAAGCCCTAGACAACATCACCGCAAAGACACCAGAAGAACTCCGTGACAACGAAATGAGATTCCTTAGAGCAAGAAGCAGCTATTTAACTTTAAAAAACAAGAAAAAGTTTAAGAGTGTTCTTAAAGTCAGTACATCAAATGGCGGTTCAACTGGCCCATCGGGTTCTGTGTCTCAGGAAAAATCTTATAGAGAACTCCAAGCCCAAGCCAAAAAACTAGGCCTTAGATATGTCGGCGTTAGTAGAGTAAATCTGTTAAAATCATTAAAACTTTCATAGAAACATGGCAAAACACCCAAAATCATCTCACAAAAAACCAACTCAGGAAGAAATTGACAAAACTCTAGCCGAAGCGAAAGCTTTGAAAAAAAAGGCTCCAAAACCCTCAGCCGACCCAAAACCTGATCCAGAACCAGAGCCAAAGCCAGACCCAGAACCTGATCCTCCAAAACCCCCAAAGCCCACAGAGCCGGATCTTAAAAAGAAGCTCTCAGCCTCCGCACGGGAAAACCAGAAAATCGCTGCCAAAAACAGAAAGATCAACGAAGCGATAGACAAAGCCAAGGATATTCAAGAACCCACCGATGAAGAAATGCAGGCAGAATATCCCGACTGGGACATTATGGAAGACCATATGAAGAAACTGGCAAAAGAAGCAGTAATAGGCAAAAAATTCAGGGAAAACCTTACCAAAGCCAGAGAGGAAGGCAAAAAGATAGAAAAATGGGGCGACCAAGTAGATAAATTCGCAGAAAATCCAGAAACTCTCACCAAAAATCCCGACCTGGAAGGCCATTTGGATGAATTTAAGGTTTTTGCCACAGGAGAATCCAATACCAGTGTCCCATTTGATGTTTTAGTCCCGGCATTTTTACATAATTCAAAACCACCCAAGAAAAATAAAGGCCAAATGTTCCCCCAAGGAAGCGCTGGCCCAACCGACCCGGTTAAAAAAGACAACAAACTTACAATAGAACAAGGAAGGCAACTAAGAAAGACAGACCACAGGAAATGGAAGAAATATTTGAGCGCCGGAAGAATCGAAACGGATCCCTCAAAAACTACTACTTGACAAACTGTTTTCACTTGTTCTATTATATTAACTAATAACTTCCAAACCCCATTCGGGCCGGTAAAAGTTAGAATAAAACACTTTTACCATGTCAGCATACGGCACAAAACTAGCAGAAGCATTCTCCAATAAATTAATGTTGGAATTTTACGATAAGAATTTGATGGAGATTATCACTAATCGTGATTATGAGGGAGAGATCAACGCCGTAGGTTCCAAGCTGAACATGCTTAACTTCGACAGGCTTTCCGAGAAAACATACGCAAATACAGCCATGACGGCTGATGATATCACAGAAAACAACGCTCAACTAATAATCGACCAGTACAAATCTTTCTACTGGAAAGAAAAAGTCCTCGCAAGATGGCTGTCTTATATTAAGAACCCACATTCAACTATTGTTGACCAGGTATCTAATGAACGTGACAAGAATGTCGACACCTTCGCCCTTGGATATTACGCAGACGTAGGCGCAGGACACAGGATCGGAACTGATGTAACTGGCGGAAGTGTTACAGTTGATGTGACCACAGGCCAAGTAACCGGAGCAGGAACCACTTTCACCTCAGCAATGGTTGGCAGAGGATTCAAAGCCGATGGCCACACAACCTGGTACAGGGTAAAAACCTTCAATTCAACAACTGATATTATAATCGAAGACGATTTAGACGACATCGCAACTGCCTACACAGGCGGAGCAATCGGAGCAGGCGCAACTTACACGATCGAAGCAGCCACTCCAGTCGTAATCGCAGCAGCCAACCTTTTAGGCCAAGTAGCCTTACTTAAACAAAGACTAGATTTGGCAGAAGCCAATGGCTATAACTCAGTACCTGACTCTGGCAGATGGTTAATTGTCCCCCCGGAATTTGAAACAGTCTTAATTCAAGCAACTGGAGTTTCCCTCCATGTCCCAGCAGTTTATGAAGAATTGGTAAAAAGAGGCTTCATCACCGAATTACAGGGATTCAAAGTATTCAAATCCAACAGACTAACTGGTGACAATACTGACGGGTACCACTGTCTAGCAGGCCACTCAATGTGGATGACTTTTGCAGAGACAGTATTAAATGCCAGAATGGAAGAAGATTTAATCGGAGATTTCGGAACAGCCTACAAAGACTTATTCGTCTACGGAAACAAAATAACCGACAGTCGCCGACACATGGCAGCAGAGCTATTTGCTACCTTTTAAAAACTAAATATTTAATAGTAAGCTATTAAAGCCTAAAGCTTAGAGCCTAAAGCTAACAAGAAAGCATTTAGGGTTTAAGTTCTAGGCTTTTTTAATAGGGTAAAACTAAAGTTTTATAGGAAAAAATATGGGAAAAGAACAACAACGAGAAAAAAAAGAAAGAGAGATGCTAGCATTTCTGGGATTTAAACATCCCGGCGACAGGTCTGTGAAAGAACAGGCCGAATTTGAAAGATTAAGATATAAATATGGCCGTATTTAAACTAAAGAGAGACCTACCAAGAAGAACTAGAGACGAACTCACCAGGATTGAGGCTCTTTCTGTACCCTCAGACGGCGAAACTGATTTTCTAACTGCCCTTACTCCTTATAGGTATAATAGGGTTTTACGCTGGGACACGGGACGGCCCGTAACCTCGACTTCAGAAACCCCAATCGCAGGAACCGACCTCATCCTAGAAGCAGAGGGCAATGTTCTTCCCACAGGAGATTCGGGATTCAAACAAGGGGCAGTTTTCTATGATCTTACTCGTGGAGGCAGGAATGCTTATGTAAATGTTGGCACTTCTACGAGCGCAGTTTGGTCACTCCCGGCCCCAGAATCAGCAGTATCATCAGAATCGCCTTCACTCAGCCCATCAGCATCTTTGAGCCAATCACCCTCAGATTCACCATCAACATCACCCTCATCAAGTGCTAGTCTCAGTCCATCGGCCTCAATGTCTGCCTCTCAGAGCCCATCACCCTCAGAAAGCGCTTCGGAATCACCTAGCGAATCACCCAGCGCCAGCGCTTCTGGATCAGCATCAGGTAGCGCTTCAGCTTCAGCCTCTGAATCAGCCTCGGCTTCTGCCTCGGCTTCTGCATCAACATCTGCCTCTGCCTCTGCCTCTAGCTCTGCCAGTCTCAGCCCATCAGCATCAGCAAGCGGAAGTGCATCATCCAGCCCATCAGCATCTCAAAGTCCTTCAC